AAAAAGACTTTGCTTATATTGTAAACTATATTATGGACGAGTTTAATATAGAGGTCTCTGTAAGTTAGTTAAAAATTAGTTACTAAAACATTTAAAGCATAAAAATAACTAGTTTTAAAGAAAAAGAAGAGGTAGAGGAGGAGTTTGAAAAACAAGAGCATGTAGAACCACATTATCCTAACGCTCCTTACGGGAGTATCTGGGATTACTAAAAGCAATAAAAAAAGAGCAAATCAATTTATTTTGGTTTGTTCTTTTTTTTGCTTTACAGTTAAGCTTTCAATAATAAAAAATTAAAAAGAGCAAATCAATTTATTTTGGTTTGTTCTTTTTTTTTGCTTTATAGTTAAAATTTTTCTTATCTTTGTGGCATGTTTACAGTTAATAACTTATTCGTATCCTTTATGGGAGAGCAAAATATAAAAGGAATAGGACACCCTGTTATATTTATAAGGTTTGCTGGTTGTAACTTACGTTGTAGTTACTGCGATACAAAAGAAGCACAAGAAAATATAGGAAAACATTATACACTTTCGGAATTGGTTGAAAGGATAAAAAAAATGCAAGAAGAAACAGGGATAAAAGATATTTGTATAACAGGAGGAGAGCCTTTACTCCAAAAAAATTTAGTTAATTTAATCGAAAGTTTTAATGATGGAGTAACTATTTTTATAGAAACTAATGGGACTATACCTATATGGGATATAAAGAAATATTATCCTAATGTATCCTTTTTGCTCGATTTTAAAACCAATTCAGCAAGGGTATTACTAAGAAGAAGTGTAGTGCTTTGTAATATAGGACACCTAACAGAGAACGATTACATAAAATTTCTCATCGGAAATGAATTAGATTATATAGAATTTGAACATTTTTTAAAAAATTGTAAATTTACAGCTAAAGTAGCTATCGGAGTAACTTGGGGGAGTAGTATAATAAACCTAGTTAATAAACTAAAAAAAGACAACTTACTGGGTAAAATAAAAATTAATTTTCAGGTGCATAAACTAATAATAAAACCTAACTACGATTCACTAATACCAAAAGATGTATAAATGCCAAAAACAAAAAACGTAAATATAAACGAGGACACATATATTACTCCCTCAGAACCTAAAAAAATAGACGTAGAGAAAGAGAGTAAGAAGATGAAGGATAAGATAGGGTTTAAACCAATGAAGCTTACAGAGGTTCTGGTTACTCTAGGAGAGCAACTATATGGGGTGGAACTTTATAGCTACCAAAAAGAACCCGCATATAGAATTATTTACAGTGTTTTGGTTCAGGACGGAGCGGAGATAACTATGCTTTTTAGTCGCCAATCGGGAAAATCGGAGGTAATAGCCTTTACCTCAATAGTTTGCGGTGTTTTTCTCCCTGTTTTGGCGAAAGTTTTTCCTAAAGAATTAGGGCATTTTGCAAAAGGAGTAAAAATGGGATTAATAGCCCCTCAATTAGACCAAGTTGATACAACTTATTCAAGATGTTTAGACAGATTGTGGCAAGAGGAAACTTTACAATTTATGGAAGACCCGGATATAAGAGATAAACCACTTTCTATACGTAATTTTAAGCTTGCTTCTGGTAGCTTTTTAAAGGCTCAATCTGGTGCAAAGCAGTCAAAGATAGAGAGTAAGACTTATAACGTAGTATTTTTAGACGAGTGTGTTACAGCGGACACAAAGGTTGTAACTAAAAAAGGGGATAAAGAAATAGGCAGTATAACTAGAGGAACGTTTGTAAAAACCTACCACAAAAACAGCTTTGTGTGGGATAAGGTAATAGCTTACAAAAAATTTACAAATAGGACAGTATATACAATAACGTTTAGTAATGGAATATTTATAAAAGCTACATTAGGACACCGTTTTTACACTAACTATGGTTGGATTACTACGAAAGAGATACTTTTTTTAAAAAATACTTTGAAACTTACAATTAATTGTTACCTTTGCGAAACACAAAAAAATAGTAACAATTATGAAAAGAACAGTAGAACAACTAATGTTAGGAACTTTATTAGGGGACGGCTACTTGGGTTATGGCGACAAAAAATACAGCAGGTATCCGAGGTATGTGGTAACACATTCTATAAAACAAAAAAAATATGCTCTTTTAAAATACGATATACTAAAAGAGTTTGTAATAACTCCTCCGAAAGAAGTGGAAAACGCCGGTTTTGGAACAAAAAACGTACGTTTTGCAACAAGGTCATTACCAATATTCAAGAAATATTGGGATATAACGAGGAACGCAGATGGGAAGAAAACGGTTACAAAAGAGTGGTTATCGAAACTAACTCTGGAGGGGATAGCATATTGGTATATGGACGATGGAGGAGTTCAGGGAAAAGGGAAGGGGATGGTTATCTCGTCAAACAGTTTCTCGTTGGAAGAACACCGCCTAATAAAAAAATGGCTTATGGAGGATTATGGATTAGACTGTTCAATCCAGAAAACGAGGAGCTACTATCAAATATATTTTCCAGCAAAAACTCGGAACAAACTAACGCAAATGCTACTTCCATACTTAATACCGAGTATGAATTACAAGGTTTACGATTCGACAAAATACTTGACGTGTCAGACTTGCGGGAAAGAATTTACGTCAAACCTGAAAACTTCAAAATGGTGTTCAGAAGTTTGCAAAAAAATTGGAATAGCGGATTACCAAAAAGGAAGGAGGGGTCTCAACGCGAAAAAAATGCGGGAGAAAAGGAGAACAGACCCAATTTTCAGGGCAAAGGACATAGAAAGCTCCAGATTATATCGGTTAAAGAAGAAAAAGGAAAAAGAACTGTTATTGATATAACAACAGAGAAGACAAACACTTTTTTAGCTAATAATATTTTAGCACATAACTGCCAAGACCTTGGTAGAGAGAAGGTTCAGAAAAGCGTGATGCCAATGCTCGCCTCCACATTCGGAACACTTATTAGGGTAGGAACACCTAACAGAAACAGGTCTGATTTTTACACTAAAATACAACAAAACATAAAACATGACAGGGCTTTACCAAATAAGAATAAAAAAACAAAGAGACAACACTTTGAGTATAACGTAAAACACGTAATCGCGGCTAAAAAAGTACAATTTAAAAAAGACGAAAAGAAATTCCACACACTATATGCTAAAGCAGTAGAAAGGGATAGAAACACTATGGGAGAAAACTCCGACAGTTTCAGAATGGCTTATAAACTTGACTGGTTACTAGATGACGGAATGTTCGTAACTGAAAGAGGCTTGCAAGAATACCTATACTCTAAAAACAGGGTTTTTAAAAAATCAAACGAGGTGGAGGAAGGAAAACACATAATTGCAGGTCTGGACATAGCAAAAAAGAAAAATTCCACTATCTTAACTATCGGAGAAATGGACTACCCTAAACTAGAGGTGGGCGAGGTAATAGAAAAAAGAGTAATTAATTTTACTCAACTGGATAAACTTGACTACAAAACGCAATTTGAAATTATTGCAGAAGTTTTAATAGAGTATAAGGTAGATATTTTGTTTTTCGACTATACAGGAGTTGGAACAGTATTAGGAGACTTTCTTATCGCCTACTTAGAAGAGATAATGATTCTTATTCCTTTTGTTTTTTCCACACCTTCAAAGAGCGAAATGTGGACGCTTTTAGATGAGGACGTATATAATAAAGGTATAAGCATTCCTTATCACCCTTCTGTAAGAGACACTAGGGAGATTAAGAGATTTGAGAGTGATGCAATAGGTCTTAGTAAAAAATACGTTGGGAAAATAATGATTTGCCAAAAAACAGACGGCTTTCAGGACGACTATATGGATAGTTTAGGTCTTATGAATTTAGCGGGAAACTTTATTTGGGACGAGGACGATACCATAGAGATTACAAAAAATATATTAATCGGAGATAGCCACACTAAAAGAAGAGAAAAAGCGTGGTAATAAAAATTTAAATTATGGCAAGACTTGATTATTTAGACAGGGACGATATAGCAAGTGATTATCTATATAACTACGTTAGGAATAATATATATTCCGGAGACAGTTTTATGATAAAAAAACTAGCTCAGTATAGGTTGTTTTGGAAATTTTACGATAATAAGCATTGGAACGAGGAGAACGGAATACTTATGAGCTTCAACTACTGTAAAGCTATTGTAAATAAGGTAAACGAATTTACAATCGGTAGTAACGGTTTTGAAACTAATGTAATACATGAATTTGGGGAGGAAGTGCCTGAAAATATAGAAAGGTCGGTTGAATCCCTAATTAACTACACTTGGAAAAAAAGTGGTGGAAATATACTCCTATCCTCCTTGTTACAAATGGGTGGTGTAACTGGAGACGGTTACATGTTTGTATATTACAACGCTACTAGAGGCTTGGTAGAAATAAAACTATTAGACACCCGGTTTGTGGTTGCGAAATTTAACAACGGAGATTATAAAGACGTAATCGGGTATGACTATGTTACTCCGCTATTTGGAAACAAAAAAGAATATAAACAAAAGGTAACGGAATACCGAAAAGGAAAATACACTACCTACTATAAAAAGGAAACTGGAGAAAAAGCAGATAAATTTGAGCCTTTGGAAACGCCTGTTGAAGACGGGGAGCTTCCTATAATACACATAGAGAATAACGTAAACAGCGGAGATTTTGGAGGGTATTCAGATTTACAGGATATTTTAGCCTTAAATAAGGTTTATAACGAACTGGCAGAAGACATAAAAAAAATCATAGACTACTATACAACTCCCGTTACTATAATAAAAGGGGCGAAAATAGGAAACCTACAAAGAGGAATAGGTCAAATATGGTCAGGACTTCCAGCAGAGGCTAGTGTGCAAACTTTGGGTCTAGGAGAGGATTTAGGAAACGCAAAAGAGTTTATGGAGACGGTAAAGAAGGCTATGCACGATTTAACAGGAGTTCCGGAAGAAGTTTTATCAAAGGTTCAACATATTTCTAATACAAGCAATGCAGCTCTTAAAACTCTATACAATAGCCTTACAATGGCATCGGATAGAAAGGTGCTTACGTATGGGTATGGGATAGAAAAGGTAAACGCTTTAGCCCTTAAATTATGGTTACGCTATAACCCTACGCACCCACTCGTTACAGAAATAGAAAGTAGTAGAGAACTTATAGAAAATGAGGTATATACGACAGACCCGGTATTTACTTACGGTTTACCAAATGACCGAATGACAACACTTCAAGAGGGTCAAATAGAACTGCAAACAAAGACAGGAAGCAGACGTAGTATAATGGAAAGACTAGGGACTAAAAACATTCCTAAAATGATAGCTGAAATAGACGCAGAGGAGAAAAAATACGCTGAAAACACAGAACCCTCTATGAGAATTTCGCAAGATAAGTTAAAAAACAGTTAAAAAGTTTTGCGTATTAAATATAATAGTTATATTTTTGTAAAAATAAGTTATTTAATCACTTAAAAACCCAATAAAATGGAAAAGAAAACAATCAAAGGACAAAAGGATAATT